AAGATTAAGCGCGTCATAAAGTTGTGACTGCTGAAAATACCACCCTCGTACTTTTGCACGGGTGTGTTCATTAAAGAAAGGAACTCATTGGCAACAAGTCGCTGCGCCGTGTTATAGCTTCCGGTATTGCCCTCACGCCATCCCGTTGTTAATGTGCGCGATGTTAAGGAATTTCTTTTGTACAAGCTACCCTCCGTTCCGGGGCCGTCAAAGACTTTGGTTTCGCCAAGATCGTAAATAATACCACTACCATTATCCGCGTTTGTTGTTGTAGAGCGAATATCATAGCCGTTGGTTCCCACTGATTTTTGTATGGATACAATTTCAGTTTTCCACGTTGCGCTATTCCCAGCGTTTATCACCTTTGTAGTGCCATCCGCTTTGATGAACTTATTGCTATTGAACTGCACGGTGATATCGCCATCCGTTTGCAAGTACGGCGTTACTATAGTAACGGTGCCCGAGGCACGTTGGAATCCAAAATCACTGCGTTCAACAAACCTACCCGCCAACACTTGATATCCACCATCTGCTTGCGTTGTTGTCCACGTTTGGCTTATTGGTGTCAGTTTGTTGTGGTCACGCTCTAAATAATACACCGTCGTGCCATCATCTTGGATAACATCAACATCAAACATATACCACAAAAACTGCGGGGTGTCCGTTACATTAGCGGTCAGCGTTACCTTATAAGTAAAGGTTATCTCAAGGAAGTTGTTGACACCTGTGCCGGGAGTAAACCCTAAATCAATCAAGGGGCTTGAGTTGTGCGTAGACACAACGCCCGCATAATCTATCCCTTTCTCTGATGTTCGAATCTGCACCTCATTAACAGCGGGGAGGAAGTTGAAGATATTACCAGCCAGGCGCGCCTTGTTGCTTGTTTGATTAAGTGTCTTATCTCTCGTTACACTTTCATAGCCTATAAGGTTGCCGTCTCTTCTATAGCTGAACTCTTTTAAAGAGCTGCCATCACGCTGAAATATCTGCTCTGCTCTATAGCTACCATTTGAGAAATAAAAGCGCAACCCGAATATCCTACACACCCCTACGAGCACATCATAGTAGGAGGCAAGGTTTACACTACCATCAGAATTGAAGGTGTGGAATACATTAACATCAACCGATGTGGTATCTAATGAATTCTCGTTAGCGTTGTAAGTATGTTGTTGGCTCCACCAGTTGTTTATCATTTTTAGTGCGGGCCACTCGGTTGGTAAAATGTTAAAGCTGTACGCATTAAAGATTGCGCTCGAGAATAAGCTCTTAATCGTTCTTAGCCCCTCTTGCGCCTCAACATTCTTGAGCTTGGCAATACCATCGTTTGCTTCTATCTGCAAAACGTAAGGCTCCGCAGCATCTTCTATTTTAACAATGTCTTGGAGGATGTAGCCACCCCAAAAGAAGTCAAGATATACAAGCTCCTCTTCATCGGGTGAAAAGTTCATCACTAAGCCATCATCCGATACCTTTGAGGTGTTGTACCACTTATCAGAATCTTGGCCATCGTATTGGCCCTTCCAAATCTTAACGTAGTAGCGATTCTCTTGGTAGTTCTTAAAGTCAGTCTCAAAGGCTCTTGTTGCAGCATCCTTGATGTACATACCAAAGGAAACACTTGAGCCAATGACGGGGCTGTAGATGTTGTCAGTTTGCCCCGAGTAGTTCAGCTCAAAGCCGCCACCCGTGACGTTGAACCTATCAGGATCATTGCCCGTATAGTCCTCATCCCATATCTCTATCAAGTAGAAGTTTCCGTGGTCGCTTCTAAATTCTCCGTATAATTTTGGGTTTGCCATTAGCCTCCGATTCCGCTTAAACGATTTCTATTTCTTCCAGCACGCTCACCCGATAACAATATATCGGAGCCGCTTAATCTTCCGAATATCTCAATGCCTTGCATCGCGCCACCGAGTCCTCCGTTTATTCCAAAACTTGGCACTCCCATTGAAGGGCCGCCGAAATGCTTGAACGCCGTACCAATAGATTGTATAGATAAAGCACCTACGCCGCCACCTAATACCGCAGCCATAACAATACTAAGAACCAAGGCCGCTGCAATAGTTGCGGCAAGCTGTGCAAGCATCGCTTTTAAACCGTCAGCGAATACCTTAAAGAAGCTCTCGCCACTTGTTAAAGCGGCATTAAAGGATGCAGTCAATACATTTCCAATAGTGCTGCCTAATTCATTGAATGCTGTAACTGCGTCAAAGGTTGCTGCTTCTAAATCATAAGTCAAGTCTAAACCCTTCTCTAAGGCTTGTGATCTTAGCAGCTCATTAGAGAACTCTCTATATTGCTGTAAGGTCATCATCATTGGCTGGAAAGCTGCCTCTTGCGCTTTACCAAGCATTGAGTGAGCTTGCTTAAGCCTGTGGATTGTTTCAGTATAGAAGTGCGCTTCGTTTCGCGTTCTTTCTATAGCCTCGCCTAAATCATCAGTTGCTTCAGTTGATTCATCAGTGGCTTTATTAAGGTCTTTTTGTAAAGGAACCCATTGCTGCACCTTGTTCTTCCATTCCTCAATTTTTGGGAGGCCATTGGTGAACTCAGCGTTCATCTCTTTAACCTCTTCTTCAGTTTCTCCAAATAATCCCAATAAAGCCTTAAGTGGGTTGGTCACTAAATCTAAACCAAACTTAGTGATGTTGAAGTAAGATTGTACAGCAGTAAATAATCTCTTGTAGCCTTTCTCTTGGTCATCAAGAATAAAGTTGACGGTGCTAAGTCCCTTATTGGTTTGGTCAAGGAAAGCAGAATAGACAGGTAGCAGCTTCTCACCAATTTCAGTCTTCAAGTTGGTGATTGAAGCACGCTGCTGGTCTACCTTCATTGATGTCGTAGTAACACGCTCACCAACCTTCTTGAACTCCTCATCCATTATCTGACCAACAGCCTCAGCCATTGTAGCGCCCTCTGCCATCCGCTCTTTAAGTTCAGCGGCAGAAATACCAAGGTTATCAAGAATCTTGACTGATTGACGCCCTAAACCAGTGACAAACGATTCAACCATATAGTCAACGCTCTCACCCGTAGCTTGTGCTCTGCGCTGTGCAAAGTCCAAACCTTTTGCAAGCACATCCATAGGGATGCGGAAGTTTTCGGCCTTTACAGCCGTCTGCATCAAGGTTAGGTCATCAACGGTGCCCGCTGTGGCTTTTCTAAGGTTGTCAAGAAGTGTAGGATCGTTTAAACGATTAAAAGCCGCCTCAACGCCTTCCATCTTAGATGCAAGCTCAATAGATTCAGCAGCAAACTGCTGGATAATATCAACAGCAAAGGAAGCGCCAATCACTCCACCTAAAGCACCAAAACCACCGCTTAACTTTTTTAAGCTGTGGTCGATGTTGCCCATTGCACCGCGGAACTGCTTTAAGTCCGCGCCAATCTTAAAATCTATATCCGTACGGCTCATTTACCAAACACCTTTTTAATTGCCTCTTGCACCTCTTCGTATGTTGCAGCCTTATGTACTCGCTTCTTGCTATCCCAAGGGAAAACAGCCAAGTCTTTAGGGCCTAATCTTTTCTTCGTATGTGGTGCAATGTTTACCGCTGCTTGCCACCTCGTGGTTTCCCATACCAATTCAGTCTCATACTGAATACGATTTTGGAAGCCCTCTCTTTTGTTTTGGAATTGTCGCGGAGTCATATTGTAGAACTCCTCAACACTCATTCCCATCTCACCCAAACCTACTGCTTCCAGTGCATCCCAATCAAGGGATTCCGAGGCTTGGGTGTTTACTTTTTTTCTTCAGCTCCTGGCTTCACAAAGGAGGCAACAAACAATTCCATACACTGCTGAATGATACTCATATCCTCATCAAGCAAGTCGGCAATGTCATCAGCGCTAAGATCGAAGGCTTGCTTCTCTGCTCTTGCACCGTCTTTCATTCCCGCCCATACTAAATTGATGGCGTGGTCGATGCTTATGTTTTCTCCTATCTTTTCAAGCTCTTGCAATCCAATGCCGCTGGCATTGCAAAACAATCTTAATGCATTGAACCCGTATTTTACAGGGTATGTCTTTTCGCCTACTTTTATCAAGTTTGTTTCCATTGTTGTGTGTGATGTTAAAATAGGGAGGCCGAAGCCCCCCTACTGATATTATGATTGAGTCCCTTGAGTTAAGACGCCCGTGCCTTGGAACGAGAAGCTAAAAGTGGCATTGTCCTCCACTCCAGCATCGGTTGAGAACTCAGTGAAGAAACCGCTACCGCTGTAGTATTTCTCGTCCGTTGTTGCTGAACCAAACTCAATAGCTACCGCAGCGCGGGTGCTTAAAAGAGTGTAGATTTCATCAGGCGTTGTTTTCCCAGTGTTGTTATACACTACCAAACCCTCACCCGATAGAGTCCACGATTTTTGACCTTCCAATACTTCCATCCAGCCTGCGCTGTCTTTCGTGGAAATATCACGAGTTGCCATTGTTACGCTTAAAGAAGCGCTTGTCATTTTACCGACAAGTTCACTACCGACCTTTAATACTACGTCGGTGCTATTCATTACTGATGTACTTGCTGCCATCTTTTTTAATTTTTATGATTTGACTATTCTAAACACTAAATCAACTGATACCGCAAAAGTCTCCTCATCAACATTGAATACCTCACTTAAAGTATCAAAGCCACACGATTGAACGTTTACGCCTCCAATTGTTTCCTTCATTCGCACAAATGTTGTACGTATATTTTCAACGGCAGTTTGCAACGTACCGTAGTTATCTCCTAC